GCCGTGGCGCCCTGGCCCATGGTGCCGATGATGAGCGAGTTCAGGGCGGACTCGGGATAGCCGGCCATCGATGGGTCCACCTCGACCCAATAGAGCGGCATCTTCCAGTTGGCCGGGATGGAGTTAAACGAGATGGGCATGAACCGGGTCTCCCTTCATTGACCAGAGGTGGGGCGAGCCAAGCTCGCGTCAGGTAGAGGTGTCGATTTCGATGTTCTGCTCCAGCTGCGGCGTGCCGCTTTCGACATGCGCCGCGTCGGGGAATTGCGTGGTGATGACGACCCGCTCCAGGTCGTCGGGAATGGTCGGCTCGAAGCGCGACGAGAACTCCATGGCCATCTCGATGCGGATTTCATAGAGCGTGATTTCGCCGACCTTGGCGTATTGCCCGACGCGGTCCATCATGGTCACGCCCTCGACCAGGTTGATGAACTTCGGCTGGCACAACAGGATGTCGTCCAGCATCGCCATGGTCTCCTCCAGGGCGCTCAACTCGTTCTGGTTGTCGGTCTCCATCTGGATGGCGCCGGAGAAGCCCAAGGTCAGCGTGTGCTTGAAGTGCGGCACCGTCTGATTGGCCTGCCCGTCCTGCTCGCGCCGCTCGCGCAGGATGTAGACGCGCAGCATCGGCGTCTTGCGGTAGCTGGTGAAGGCGCTGCCGTAGGCGGTCTGCACCAGGGTGAAGGCCGCCGCGTGCACCATGGAGGCGTAATCGCTCATGGGAACTGCTTTCGCAGCAGCAGCAGCCCGCCGCCCTGGCCGTCCTCCTTGCAGGTGCCTACCCAGAAGGCTTTGCCGAAGGCCCAATGCGTGGCCTCGGTGATGGTCACCTTGTCGCCCTCCTGCGGCTCGGCCGGGAACTCGCGCAGCCGCACGCCCAGCGAGGTTTCCTGGTCGGAGAAGATGGCGCTGTCGAGCATCTCGACGTCGAGGAAGTTCGAGGAGAACACGCCGCGCGTCACGAAATCCGGCACGCCCGGCGCGCTGATTAGCGGCGAATAGGTAACCTCGATGCTGAACACATCGGTGGCCGGCTCCAGCACGAGCGCATCGAGGTCAACCGCCATCGCCATGACGCATCACGAGAAGGTGGCGCGCTGCAGGGCCTTGGGCCGCGTGCACATGTTGAGGGCGTTCATCTGCGTGTCCATGTGCACGCCCTTGTCGTTGGGCATGGGATACTGCTTGACGTAGCGCGGCAGGCCCATGGTGTTCACCGTCTCGATGTAGTCGGCCGGCGCGTAGAAGGTCGGGAACAGGTCCGGCACGCCGGTCGGATAGAAGTAGGCCATGTTGGTCTCGACCATGGGCTGGCCGCCGACATAGCCACGGTAGTTCGTCCAGTTGATGCCGCCGAAGGCGAAGGAGCCCCAGATTTGGCCGGTCTTCACGTAGCCGGCCCGCAATTCGGCCGCGTCCTGCGTGGCCAGGTAGGTCGAGCGCACCTCGGCCGAGGTGATGAGCGCGTCGAAGAAGTCGTCGCCGACGATGGCCTCGACACCGGCGAAGGGCACGCCGTCCAGCGAGGCGCCCATGGTGCGGATGACTTCGGCGCACAGCTTCCTGATTTGCCCGGTCGACGGGTCGGCCGACAGCACGAAGGCGAACGGCGTCGGCGGTGGGATGTCGTATTCCTTGTAGAGGTCCAGCTGCGTGTTGTCGGCATAGGTGACCACGCCCTTGATGGCGCCCAGGCGCGAGTTCTCCTGGGTGTATTCCAGGCTCTGCCCGGCCGTCTGCATGCGCTCGCCGACCTTGGTCATCACCGCCTCGGTCCCGGTCTCCTCGCCGAACGGCCGCACGCCCTGCACTTCCTCGGCCATGATGGCGTCGTTGATTTCGAAGTGCGGCACGGCCAGCATGCGCATGGCGCGCAGGGGCTTTTCCATGGTGGTGCCGGGACCACCGCGTGCCGTGGGCGGCACGAAGGTGAGCACGAAATTGCGCTCCTCGATGGCCACGGCGGTGGTGGCAATCGCCTTGCTGGTGAACAGCCCGCTGCTGCTGATGTAGCCCGGAATGAACTTCAGGTTATTGATGGCGATGGAAAGCGGCACAACGCCGAATGCGTCGCCGCGAAAGATGTCGAGCATGGTCGTTGTCTCCGCTCTCTTCGGTTGCCCCTGTTAGGTCGTCGGCCGCGTGCCAAACGCGGCTTGCGTGTTCGAGTCGGTCGTGGCTTGCGAGTCGGTGGTGGGCGCGCCGCGCGCTCCCGTCTGCTGCATCGCCAGCGACTGGCCCGCCGACATGCTGTCGGGATATTGCGTCGGGATGCCGCGCACGATGATGCCGTTGCCGGCCAGCGTCTGGGCGCCGATGACCTGCTCGGCCGGCGTGATGGCGCCCCAGGCGATGACCTTGCCGTTCACCTCGGCGTCGCGCACGATGACCGACAGGCGCAAGTTCTCGCCGGACGACGAAACGCCGCCGTAGATGGCCAGCGCCTGGCAATCGGCACCCACGGCGGCCACCTGGTAGACGGCCGGCGCGTCGGTGACGGCCGGCGACACCAGCTTGCAGGGCTGGCCGACCAGCACCGTCGCCGGGTCCATGAAGATGCCTTCGTCGCGCGAGCGCTGGCCGTTGGCCTCGGTCAGGATGAAGGCGCCGGGATGCTGGGTCTCGTAGAGAATGGGGAACTGCGGCATCGTCTTCTCCTTTCAGCGCTGGCGCGCATTGAGCTTGTCGGTGATTTTGTCCCACAGCTTGGCCGGAGGTTTCTTCTCCATGAGCGGATGATGCGGCATCATCGGCTGCGGCGTGGCGGCTCGCGCCTCCATCAGCTGCTTGCGCACATCGGCCACCGGCACGTCGTCGCGCACGAAATCGCCCACCCGCTCCGGCATGCCGGCCAGCGCGCACAGGTCGGTGACCGCGTCCACGTATTCCTTGTGCTCGGCGATGCCGGTCTTCTTGGCCGCCTTGAAAGAGACCACCTCGCCGCCCGGCTGGGCGGGTGACGGCGAGGTGGGAGTGTTGTGAACGGGCCTGGGAGGAGGCGGGTCGTCCACAATCTCGGCGTGGGCGCGGAAGGTCTCGGCCGCCGCTTGCGGCAGCAGGCGCAGCGGGAAGTGCGCGGCCATCTTGACCGGCGCGGCCAGGTGGTCGGCATAGCCCAGCTGCTTCGCCTCCTTGGCGTCCATCAGCCGGTCTTCCTTGAGCAGCGCCCGCACCTTGGCCGGCGTCTGCCCGGAGCGCGTCGCATAGGTGGCCGTGATGGCCTTGTCGATGCGGTCCAGGTCGTTGGCCACGGAGCGCATGTCCTCGGCCGTGCCGACCACGAAGCCCGAGGCGTTGTGCAGCAGCATGAAGGCGTTCTCGGGCATGATGATGGTGTCGGCCGCCATGGCGATGTAGGAGGCAATGGAGGCGGCGATGCCGTCGATGTGCGCCGTCACATTGGCCTTGTGATTTTTCAGCGCGTTGTGGATGGCCACGCCGTCGAACACGTCGCCGCCCGGCGAATTGATGTGCAGGGCGATGTCGTCGATGTCGCCCAGGTCGGTCAGCTGCTGCAAGAAGCTCTTGGCCTCGACCGACTCGCCCCAGAACGAACGGCCGATTTCGTCGTAGATGACGATTTCGGCGACGGACTTTTTCTTCTTCTTGTCCTCGTCCTCGTCGCCCTCGCCGTTCTTCTTTTTGTCGTCATCGGTCTCGTCTTCGTCGTCCTCGATTTCGAACTTCTTCATGCTGAACCACTGGCGCATGGTGCTGTCCTTCTTCTTGTCCTTGTCCCGCCAAATCTGGTTGCAGATGGCGACGGCCTGCTTGTTGTTCTCGGCAGTCCCGTCGTCCATGACAATCGGGATGCAGCGCTTTACGAAGTCCTTCTGCGTCTCGTCTTTTCCTGGCGTCGGCATCAGGCGGCGTCCTGGGCGGCGGCTTCGTCGGCGGCGTCCTGCGCCTTGGCGTCGGCGTCCTCCGCGTCGCCCGGCTGCGTCTGCGCCGCGTAGACCACCGGGAAGTCGAGGCCGAGGTCGTCGGCGCGCTGCTTGTCGGCGGCAATGCGGGTGTCGTTCTCCTCCGGGTCGAAGCCTTCCGCCTCGACCACGTCGCTGCGGCTCTTGAAGCCGGCGTCGACGGCCAGCTTTTCGGCCTGCCGGTCCTTCAGCGGGTCGACCCAATCGTTGCGCTGCGGAATCCACTTGACCCGCTGGTAATCCAATTGGCGCAGCAGGTAGGTGCTCGGCTCGATGTCGAGCGCCTGGGCCAGCACCGCCGTGTCCAGCCAGCGCGCGAAGATGGGCTGGCACATCTGGAACACGAAGATGTTGTGCTGGAACTGCTCCAGCTTGCGCCGATATTCGACGATGGAGCCGCGCAGCGACGAATAGTTGGCGCGCCGCAGGTCGGAGGTGCCCAGCGAGTAGGGGATGCCCAGCGCCGCGTAGACGGCCAGCTGCTGGCGATACTGGTAAGCCTCGTAGGTGCCGCCCACGTCGGCCGGCTCCGAGAACTTGATGTCCTCGCCCGGCAGCAGCGTCTGCAAGGTGCCCGGCTCCAGGCCGGTGAGGCCGATGCCGTCCTGCATGGAGGAGGCGTCGACGCCGTCCATGGGCAGGATGTCCTCCGGCGCAGGCGAGGTGATGAAGCCGGCGAACATGGCGGCGATGCGCTTTCGCTCAAGCTCGGCGTCGTCGTATTGGTCGAGGAAGAACAAGCGCACCAGGGCTGGCGTGATGAGCGGCACGCCGCGCACCTGGCCGGGCCGCTGGCACTTGAACACGTGCAGGATTTCCGAGGCCGGGATGCGATACGGCACGAGGCTCAGCATCGGCTCGACCAGCATGTCGCCCGGATGCTGCGGATAGAACCAGTAGGCGGCCCGCTTGCCGCGCAGGTCGAACTCCACGCCGTTCATTATCCAGTTGCCGTTCGGAGCCAGCTGGTTCCACTCGTAAGGGCACATGTCGCTTTCGAGCAGCTGAATTTGCAGCGGCACCAGCATGCCGTCCTTTTCCTTGCGCGGCCGGAAGCGGATGAAGCACTCGCCCGACTCGAACAAGGCCCGCGCCACGATGCTCTGCATGCCGTAGAAGTCGGCGATGCCATCGGCGTCGCACTCGTCCGTCCAATCGCGCCACAGCTGCTGCAGCACCTCGCGCAGGTCGGGGTTCTCGTTGAACAGCGACGAGGGCTTGATGCCGGTGCCGATGAGATTGGCGACGAAGCTGTCGCAGGCAGCGTTGGCGTGCGGGTTGTTGCGCAGCACGTCCCGGCAGCGCGAGCGCAGCAAGCGGCCGGAGGAGGAGAGGATGGTGTTCGTCGTATATTGCGACGGCATCCAGGTCTTGAGCCGACGCCGGAAGCCGCCCGCGTCGTAGCCGGTGCGCATGATGGTCCCAGGCCCGCCCCACATGTAGCTGGTCAGCGTGCCGAACTGGTTCCTGAAACGCTTGCGGTTCGGGTCCAACAGCCCGCCGGCAAACAGGTTGCGGAGGCGGCCCATCACAGGCCCTTGTCCGAAGGAGAGATGACGCGGATTTGCCGGGTCCGGCCGTTGCCGTTCACCTGCTGGGTCATGTCGTCGAGGATTTGCCGCAGCTCGGCCAGGGAGCGGAACTCGGTGCGCTTATCACCATATCCGGCGCTATTCACACCAGATGCGATGATGGCGGCCAGTCTATCGATGTCTGCCTGGGTGTAGGGCAACGGTGCGAGCCTGCTAGGCTCCGAGGAAGCTCGACCTTACAATGCGTCTGACCTTCCGCGCGCGCTCCTGGGCGGCGGCGGCGATAGCGGTCGGCGATGGCCCCTCGGACGCGGTTTCCGGCTTCCTGCCGACCGTTTCTTTACGTCCGTCATCGCGTTTTGGCAATGGGATGCGTTGCACGTTGAGCAGGTAGCCGGCCGCCGCCTGCATGGCCTCGCAGTCGAAGAAGTGGTTGTCGCGGCTGCGCTGCACCCACTCGACCTTGCCGGTGGGCTGCTTCAGGCGGGCCTCCGAGACCAGCTGCCGGCAATAGTCGTCGTCCACGCCCTTGAACACATGCCAGCCGCCGACATGGCCCTGCGGCCACCTGAGCCGCTCGTGCACCCAGCTTTTCCAGTGGTCGGTGTCGAGCCGCACCAGGTCCAGGCCGAACTTCGCCGCCCGGCCGTCCTGGCGGTTCACCTCAATCTTCGACAGCAGGAGCGGCGTGCGCATGGGCGCCGAGGAGCCCTTGGTCGGCCGCACCCGGCGCATGAAGCGCCGGCAGAACTCATAGACCCGGTTCAGCGGCAAGGTGTCGGTCTTGCCCGGCCGGAATCCCGAGTCGACGAAGGCCAGCTTCACCGGCACGTCGCCGGCCGGCGAGGTCACCAGGTCGCCCAGCGCCGTCCAGATTTCCTCCTCCGAGGTGTCGCCGCGCAGATAGCCGTAGTCGATGAGCCAGGAGGTGGCCCGCGCTCCCCAGCCGCGCAGCACCCACGGGATGGACTGCCGCTGCACGTCGCATGTCAGCACGACATAGAGCACGTCCTCCGGCACCGTGCCGCGCTGGTAGCCGGACTGCGCCGACTTCTCCTTGATTTCCATCCACTCCGGCACCTCGCCGGCGCCCGGCGAATAGACTTCGCCGAAGCCGGCGTTCACCGCCTGCGGTATCATGGCGTCGTCGCCGGTCTGCTGCGCCTCGACCAGGGTCGCCACCCGGTCGCCGAACGACACGAACGGCGAAGCCAAGCCGGACACCCAATAGGAGGCGGTGAGATTGTCGCGCGGCGCGCCGTGCAGGTAGCCGCGCGTGTCGATGCTCTGGCCCGGCGCCACGAAGCGCCCGTGCTCGTTCATTTGCGCCTTGTGCCGGTTCTCGATGACGCCCTCGCAATGCGGGCAGACGAGCACCGTCTCCTTGGCCGCCTCGAACGGCGTGGCCTTGAGCGGATAGCGCAGCAGGGTGGAGCGCGGCACGAAATACTTGCCGCACTGCGGGCAGGGCCAGCACCAGTGGTGCCGCGTGCCTTGCTGCCAGAGCGCCCAGACGGGCGAGTCGACGTCCTCGGCCAC